CGCGGAGTTTATCATTGATATAGCTTTTGAGGGCATTAGACAGGCTTTAAAGCGAGATTTAAGGAAGTACAACGTCTATATAGACAAGCAGAAAATAAATGGAGCTAAGGGAGGCAGACCAAAAAAACCCAAAGAAACCCAAAAAACCCAAGCCTTTTTTCAGAAACCCAAAAAAGCTGATAGTGTTAGTGTAAGTGTTAGTGATAGTGTAAATGAAACAACATATAGGAGCTTCGCTCATTTGTCTATATCAAAAGATGAATTTAAAAAGCTTGAGGCTATTTACTTAAAGCAACAGATTGACGATGTTTTAGATTCAATTGAAAACTTTAAACAAAATAAGAAATACAAATCACTATATTTGACTGCCAAGAATTGGCTAAAGAAAGAACCAAAACACGAAGAAGATAAATTAACACAAAAAGCAAAAAGGTTAGGATATGCTTAGAAAAGGAGAACAAATAAAATACTTACTTGACTACAGGGATGGTAAGATAAAGCAAGGCTTAGAAATAGGTTGCGAACTTGACAACAACATAGTATTTAAACCTAAACAACTTAATATAATTCTTGGACACGATAATGTCGGAAAATCTTATTTCGTCTTTTGGTACTTTTTGTTACTTGCACTTAAACACGGACTAAAGTTTTGCTTATGGGCAGGAGAAAATAGCTACGGTCAGATTCTTAGAGATAAGATACAAATGTACACAGGTAGACCATACAAGACTTTAAGTCATAAACAAATAACAAGCGCAGCTACTTACTTAGAGCAATACTTTGACTTCATAGATAATTCAAAGCTTTACAAACCTGCAGAACTTTTAGAACTATTTAGGCAGTCAGATGCAGATGCTTGTTTGATAGACCCATACACAGGACTTGATAGAAAGATGGGTTACGAAGGTAACTATGAATTTTTAAATATGGCACGACAGTTTGTAAACGAAACAGGCAAGACTATCTACATAAATACGCATCCAACTTCAGAAAGTGGTAGAGGTGGCAACATCTTTCCTACAGGTCATAATTGGGCAGGTCATCTTAAACCGCCAATGGCTGCACACATAGAAGGAGGTAAAAGCTTCTTAAATAGATGCGATGACTTTCTAGTTATACACAGACTTGTAAAACACGAATCAATGAAATATGTAACTTTAATTTCTGTAGACAAAATAAAAGACACAGATACAGGCGGACAACAAACCTTGTTAGAAGACTATATCTTTTGTGAATTTAACAGAGGTTTAGGTTTTGAAATAGGAGGCGTAAACCCACTAAAAAATATACGATGAAAACTAAATTACTTGTAAGCTTTAGCGGAGGAGAGACAAGCGCATATTTAGCAAAGTGGCTTATTGATAGCAAATCAAATATTTATGATATGATTTTTGTTTTTGCGAATACAGGAGATGAAGAAGAAGAAACTCTAAAATTTATTGATTTGTGTTCTAAAAAATGGGATATTAATATAGTTTGGGTTGAGGCGGTAGTGCATCATAAGGAAAGACTTAGTTCAAGTCATAAAATTGTAAATTTTGAAACCGCATCGAGAAATAGAGAACCATTTAAAGAGGTTATAAAAAAGTACGGCATACCAAATCAAAATTTTTTACATTGCAACAGAGAGATGAAGTTGAATCCTATTAATAGCTATGTTAAAAGCATTGGATGGACTAATTATAAAACTGCAATAGGAATAAGAAATGATGAAATTGATAGAGTAAATAAGAATAGAAAAAAATTAGGATTGATTTATCCGTTAATTACTGATAAACCAACTACAAAACAAGAAATATCTTATTGGTGGAGCAAGCAAGATTTTAGATTAAAATTAAAAAGTTACAATACTAATTGCAGAACTTGTTGGAAAAAATCAGATAAGGTATTAGCACAAATTTATAGAGAAAATCCAAATTATTTTGATTTTAATAAAGAAATGGAAAAAAAATATGGTAAAGAAAAATATACTTTTTTTAGAAATGGAAGAAGTACAGAACAATTAATAAAAGATTTAAAAAAAATAATACTCAATCCAAGAAATTATCATTCAGAAATTAATTTTCAGACTAATTTGTTTTCTGATAGTTGTGATATATATTCAAATTGCGGCGACATATAAAAACACAAATAAATGAACACACTTAAAATACTATCTGCTAAGATTAACTTAAAAACTACAATGATTAAATTTAAAGAAAGTTTACAAGAACTTAGAGAAAAACACGCAGATAGAATACATTTAATAGATTCTATGCAAGAAAGCGCAGACGATATAGAAAATTTTTATAATCTACTATTAGAGTTTGAAGAAGAATATTATTTAGAATGTAAAGCTAATCTTAGAAATCAGATAATAATAGCAGAACATAAACACGAAATCGACAAGCTAAAAGAAATTATTAACGATGCTAAATTAGAATTATGAAATGCCCACAATGCGGAGAGCCAATAAAATGGCAAGAGCAACACGAATACGAAGACTTTAACTTAGAAGGCGAAGGCATAATAAACGTACACTTTTGCACTAACATAGATTGTAACGTAGAGGAAGTTTACATATTTCAAAAAGACGATGCCACGTTGTAAAAACTGTAAAGAGAAATTTGAAGCAAAGCACTTTAATCAAAAATATTGCTTTAAGTCTGAATGCGTTAAGGTATGGGTAGAAACTGCAAAGGTCAAGAATTGGAAAAAAGAAAAGAAGAAGTTAAAAGAAGAACTTCAAACAGTACAAAGCTTGACTAAAAAAGCACAGACTTATTTTAACGCATATATAAGAGCAAGGGACGAAGCAAAAGGTTATCCGTGTATTTCTTGCGGTAAGCCACTACGCAAAGGCAATATAGATGCAGGTCACTATTTTTCTGCAGGTGGACACGGTTCTGTTAGGTTCAATCCTTTTAATACTCACGCACAATGTAGTAGACCGTGCAACAAAGATAAAAGCGGTGATTTACTAAACTACCAAATTGGTATAGAAAAACGAATAGGAGGCGAAGAACTGTTTAAACTACACGAAGAAGCACACAAAACACGAAAGTACACACGTGAAGAATTAAAAGACATAATAGAATTGTACAAACAAAAAGTAAAGAATGGAATATAACAACGATTTTAGATATGATTTAAAAGTAGGTCAAGTTGCAGAAAAAATGTTAGCAGACATTCTTGAAGGTAAAAAGATAGAAGTTAAGAAAGACTTACAAGCACACAAGACAGGTAATATTTTTGTAGAATATGAAAGCAGAGGTAAACCTTCGGGACTTGCTACAAGTGAAGCAGAATACTATTGTTATTTTTTAAGTGATGAACATTTTGTAATTATAGAAAGTGACAGATTTAAAGCAATATGCAGAAATTTTCTAAACACGAATAGAGATATAAAAGGTGGTGATAGCAATACAAGCAAAGGAATATTACTACCTATAAACTGTTTATTGTAAAATAATTTAGTTTTTTACTTGTGTATACAAAAAGAAGTATTATATTTGTGTATACAAAAACGGTAACACACTTAAAAAAACACAAAATGAAACATTTTACACAAATTACAAACGCAAAAAGCCAGCTAGATAAAAACGAATTTAAAAACGAAATAAAGGACGCTAACACCTTAGATAAGCTAAAAGACGTAATAAATTCTTTACGTGATTTTGACGGCCCCGAGACTCATAATATGAGGGTAACACTAAGCGCTGTTTTTAATATGGTAGACGTAAAAACCTTACAACAAGTTAAAAATAGAATTTTTCTTTTCGATAGCTTTAAAAATTTTTTAAATAATTAAGTAATCAAATAAAAAATAAAAACAACAGGCGCAGCAATGCGCCTTTTTAACACTTAATAAAATACACTATGAAACATTTATTTAAAGCACTTGCAGCTTTTCAGCAAGAAGTAAAGCCAATATTCAAAGGCACAAAAGGTTACGGCTATTCGTATGCAGACCTGCCTACAATCTTCGACAAGATTAACCCATTACTAAACAAACACGGTCTAGGATTCACACAACTAATTAACACACACGAAGAAGATAACTACTTAAACACTATTATCTTTCACGTTGAAAGTGGTGAAACGTTAGAAAGCAACACGCTTATTCCGCAAGTAAATCTTAAAAATATGAATGACTATCAAAGTTTCGGTAGTGGCGTGAGTTATTTCAGACGTTACTGTATTTCAAGCTGCTTGGGATTAGTCACAGACAAAGACACGGATGCAGCAGGTGAGCAAGTACCTGTAGTTAAGAAAGACAAGCTATCTAAAGAACGTTTTAAAGATGCGTTAAAAGCAGTACAAGACGGCAAAATCACGAAAGACAAACTTACAGACAAGTTTGCACTAACTAACGTTCAATCTAAAGCACTTGAATTATGTTGAAGATTCGTTGTTCTTCCATTGGAAAGATAATGACCAATTCACGAAGTAAAACAGAAACACTAAGCAAGACTTGTAAGACATATTTACAAGAACTTGCAGTAGAAGAAATGTACGGCAAGCGTAAAGAGTTTAGCAGTAGGTACACAGACAAAGGCAACCAAGTTGAAGACGAAGGTATAAAGCTATGCGAAAGCGTTTTAGACTTAGGTTTTATGTACAAGAACGAAGAACACTTTACAAACGATTACTTAACAGGTACACCCGATGTAAACACGGACATAATCTTAGACGTTAAATCTAGTTGGGATGCTACAACGTTTCCATTCTTTGCAGAAGACATACCAAACAAAGACTACTTCTATCAACTTCAAGGTTATATGGCTTTAACAGGTAAACGCAAAAGCTTCTTATGTTACTGCTTAGTAAATACACCTACGATTATGGTAGAAGATGAGGTAAGACGTGCGCATTGGAAAGAACATTTAATAGACGAAAACGAAGAACTGCGTAACCACGTTGAAGCGCAGCACAACTTCGACAACATACCTGCAGAAAGACGAATTAAAACGTTTGTAGTAGACTATGACGAACAAGTAGTACAGTCAATATACGACAGAGTAGAAGAATGCAGAAAGTATTACGAAACACTAATAAATTAAAGCTATGGATAATCAAATATTTCAATATTACAGGGAACTACAGAAACAAGAACAAGAATCTAAACAACTTCTTAGCAAACTTGGTTACGTCATAGGAGACAGAGCAGCAATAGAAGAAACTGTTATGCTTATTAAAAGCAGAAAAATAG